CGTTACCTGCTGGTCCTGCTGGTCCCTGTGCACCGTCCGCGCCCGCTGGTCCCTCTGGTCCCGCTGGCCCCTGTGCACCGTCTGCACCCGCTGGTCCTTGTGCACCGTCTGCACCCGCTGGTCCTTGTGCACCGTCGTTACCCGCTGGTCCCTGTGCACCGTCCGCTCCGTCTGCGCCCGCTGGCCCCGTTGGTCCTGCTGGTCCTTGTGCGCCGTCTGCACCGTCTGCACCTGCTGGTCCCTGTGGTCCTTGTGCGCCGTCTGCACCTGCTGGTCCCTGTGGTCCGTCCGCTCCGTCTGCTCCGTCTGCACCCGCTGGTCCCGCTGGTCCCGCTGGTCCTTGTGCGCCGTCTGCTCCGTCCGCCCCCGCTGGCCCCTGTGCGCCGTCGTTACCTGCTGGTCCCGTTGGTCCTGCTGGTCCCTGCGGGCCTGTCGCGCCGTCGTTACCATCGGCACCTGCCGGACCTTGAGGACCAGTCGCGCCATCCGAACCGTCTGAACCGGCTGGCCCCTGCGGTCCCTCTGGACCAGTTGCGCCCGTCGCGCCAGCCGGGCCAGTTGGACCAGTCGCCCCATCATTGCCATCTGCACCCGCAGGACCAGTCGGACCTTGAGGGCCAGTGGCTCCACGGAGGTCGTCGGTGTTGAAGTCGTTGGCCGTGTCGGTGAAGGTGAAGGAAACTTCGCCAGTGTTGCTGTCGTAGGTGCCGCCAGTGGCCAGCGAGACAGAGTTGGTGTCGATGGCATTGGCGACCGTGTTTACGTCGTCAATGTTGTCGGCCACGGTCTGGATGTCGTTGTCCGGGCTGATGGCACTTGCGACAGTGGCGAGGTCGCTGGAGCTGAGACCGGCGACCGTGCTGATGTTGTTCAGCTCGGTGGTGCCGCCGATGGCGTCGATGTCCGCCCGAATGTTGTAGAGCGCGTCGATCTCGGTCGTGCGCTGGTTGAGCGCGTCAATGGCCGTGGTGCGAGACGCCAGCGCGTTGATCTCGGTGATGATCGCGTGCAGAGCGACGAGCTTGGCGACCATGGCGCTGGTGCCAAGGGCGTCGATGTAGTCGGCAGTGGTGTCTTGCGGGCTGTTGGTGCTGCTGCTGTCGGTCTGGTTCAGACGGTCGATGGCGGCGGCAGTGGTCGTGTCGCCGAGGGCGTCAATTGCGTCAACGCGGGCTTGGTTGTCGCCAAGAAGCTCGATGGCATCGACGATGTTTTGCGTGTCGCCCAGCAGGTCGATGGCGGCTGCACTGTTGGCCAAGTTTGCGAGGGCGGTGGCGCTGTCCTTGAGGTTGGTCAGGCCCGTGACTGCGGTGGCCGTGTTGCCGATGTTGTTGAGGCCAGTGATTGCGTTGCTGGCGTTGTCGGCAGCGTAGCTGTCGCCGAGGGCTTCCAGTGCTGTGCGGTTGGCCGCTGGGTTTGCAAGGTTCTGGATGTCAGTCAGACGGGCAACGAGGTTGGTGAAGTCGGCGTTGTTGATCGTCGCGTCTTCGGCGTCGTCTCGGGCCGCCTCTGCGGCAAGGACGGCTGCGTCTAGGCTGGCGGTAGAGAGGTTGTTCGCGTCGAAGATTTCGATCACGTCGCCTGCCGTGACGCCAGCTTCAAAGGCGGCTTGCGTGCTGTACTGGATTGCGGTGTTCGAAATGTAGAGCTTGGAGCCAACGAGGAACATCGACTGCGCGGGGTACTCGGTGGACATCCCCGGCGGGAAGGCGACGGCGGGCTTGCCCGCGATGGTGCGGAAGTCTACGTCCTGCCAACCTGCTTCGGGGTCGGTGAAGGTGCCAACGCGGAACTGGAGCTGGCCGTCGTTGCTGCGGAAGTCGAAGATGTCAGAGCGGAAGTCGCCGTTGCTGTTTTCATCGAACAGGTCAGCCAGCAGGGAGGCCAGAGTTCGGTCGCCGATCTCTGCGCTCTCCAAGTAGGTGTCGATGTTGTGCGTGCCCGTCTTGGAGCTAGTGAACCGTATTTGTTCTAAGCGTGGGCGGGTCGGCGTGGATGGCATCTTCTACTTCCTGCTTTTCGTACCGCTGCATTTCCAGCGCTTGCGAGAAAGGCGGAGCGGGGAGTTGGGATCTTTCGCGGCTTTGGGGTGCCGTTTCATCTGGCCAGCAGATCGGGCACAGTAGCTGTCCCCTTTCGAGGTTCCGGGGCGCACGCGAGGGCCGCCGCCCTTGGCTTGCCCGGCCTGCCCGTAGCTGACCTTCTTGCCGGAGGCAGTGACCTTGACCTTCGCCTTGCCCTTTGCTGGTTTGCGGCTGGGCATTCTACTTCTTCTTTGGGCTGGCAGACTGCTTGCGAGGCTTAGGCGCTTTCGCACCCTTAGCCATCACAGGCTTGAACTTGTCGTTGCCACTTGCTTTCTTGCCGTGCATCTACTTCTTCCTTTTCTTGCCAGAGGGCGTGGTGGACCAGCTAATTCGTTTGCTGGAAGTCTTCTTTGCTGCGTTGCTCTTTTTCTCGGAGCTGGACATCTTGGCAGCGACAGCCTTCGGGCGACATGCAGGGTAAGACTTTCGCTTCTCGCCCTTCTGCCGACCGCAGGGCTTTCCGGTTTTTACATCGACCCATTTTTCTTTGTGCCACTTTCGTAGGCCGCCGCTGTACGCCATTACTTCTTGCTCTTTGACTTCCAGCCACCGCCCATGGCCTTGTAGCGCTTGGCTGCGTAGCTGTTCGAATAAGCACTTGGGTGAACCTTGTACTTACGCTTTGCTTCGGCCTGCGCTTTGGCCCATTTGCTGGGGCTGGTGGGGACTGGTTTGCTAGCCATGATTACTTCTTCTTCTTGGCACCGTAGCTCATCTTCTTGCCAGACTTCTTAGCGGCGGCTTTCGCCTTCTTCATTCCGGCGGCGGTGTAGGCGTACTTCTTTCCATTAACCATGGGCATTTGACTGTTCCTTACAGGCTGAGCTTGCGTGCGAGGCGGGTGAGCTGCGCACGGCTGAGAGTTGTGGGGTCCACGTCCATCATCTTCTGGACAGAGGCTTCATGCTCGGCCATGCGGCGGTCGAGCTTGTAAAGAGCGTCTTCGGTGCGCTTGTAATGCGCCTCGATGTTCGCCTTGCTGGCTTCGATCTCGCGACTGATAAGCTTCAGTGCTTCCTTGATGGCCGCGCAAGTGTGGACGTCAGACTTCGCGAGGTAAGCCGCGAGCTTCTTGTTCTGGGCGGGGTCTAGGTAGTTCATCGACGTGCCTCACTCATGGGGATCAGGTTGCCGCGCTCAACTTGGCGCTGGACGTCTTCGTTGGGCATGGTCTTGCCGGTCGCGCCACGGTCAGCTTGGGCCATGGCCATTTGTTGGCTCGGGGACATGCCCTGCTGGCGGGCTTCTTCGCTGATGCGGAAACGGTCGAGGTCACTGATGCCCATCGAGCGGATGGCCTCTTCGGCGATCTGACCGACGTCGTACTCCATCTGCAAGCCAGTCTGGTTCATCACTTGGATCATCGACATCCAAGTTTCGGCGTTGCGGGTGGGTTCGAGCGGAAGCGTGCCGTCGATCACCAAGTAGTCAATGTCGCCCGTGACCATCTGGCTGTCGAAGTCCAGATAGCCGTCTTGGGTCAGGCTCGCGAGCTGCTGAGGCATCGAGCTGGGATCCATGCGGATCGCGCCTTTGGCTTCAAGACTGTCTTGGATGTTGGCCACCATCATGCGCACCATCGGACGGATCGTAGTCGCGCTGCTTAGACGCGCTAGGACGCCGAGCCTTTGGCTCCCAAGCTGAGTGAGCCTCTGGATTTCGGTCGCGGTACGAACGTCTGGGGTGGGAACGCCTTGTTGAGCATCGGAGGCGGCGCTGACGCGCTGCTTTAGTTCGTTGAGGTTGGCGATGTCGCCGAGGTGGCTTCTTGTGACGTCGGGAACCTGCGCGATAAATATGCCGTCTCCGGGGTTGTTGCCGGGGAGCGTGCGGACGATCCCCCACGGGTTGCGATCAATCAGGTCGGGGATCATCACCTTGGTCGGATCGGCGAAGATCAAGTTGTTGAGCGCGGCGGAAACGTTGTCGATCCGGCTGCGAAGCAGGTAGGTACTCACCTCGTGCATGGGCATCAGGAGGTCATAAAGACTTTGGCCGTAATGCTTGTGTACATCGTGGTACAGACCGCCGATGACCCAAGGGTACTGCTGACCGTAAGGGTTCAACTGGAAGCGGATGACGACGCCTTCGTCGAGGACGGTGGCCACCAAGTAGACTTGGCCGAGGCGAGGGATGCCAATCTCCCAGCCCTGTAGGCGCATCCAACACTCATCGACCACGCGGGCAGGGCCAAGCAGGAAGTCATTGGTGTGACCGCCGTGGTTGGTCTGCGTGTTCGGGTTGACACTCAGGCCCTGAGTGAAGTCTTTCTGGCTGTGGTGGTGCAAGTTGCCTTGGCGCGGAACCGTGTCCCGCATCTGAAGGGCAGGGTACTTGCTCAGCTTGGGATAGAGGCCAGTGGCCATCAGCGCGTTGGTGCTGACGTAGTCGGTGGCCACGATGAACTGCATGTTCTCCCAGTCGCCCCAGTTGACGCGGGGGTCTGGGAACACGCGGCGCGGGTCGAAGTTAATAATCCGGTTAGAGTTCGTCTTCGGGTCGAAAACGACCTTGGTCGGCGCGAAGCCGTAGCGGATGCCATCAAGAAAGACTTGAGCGATGTTGGCCTCACCAGCACCACGACGCATGTGCTGATGGATGACCCGTTCAAGGATCAGTGCGGCGTTACGAGACTGGCGGTTCAAACCCTCGAGCTGGAACATCGGGTTCCGGCCCGTGGTGGCAGCCATCATGTAGGTGAGGACAGTGTCGGCGATGGCGCGGGTGTCGGGGATGACAGCCTTCTCGCGGAACTCGGTGGTGTCTGGCGGCACGTAAACGTCGTGCGCACGGTCAGCGTCTAGCCAACTGCCATAGCGCTTGCTCACTTGATGATAAGACATCTCGGCGCAGGCTTTGACGTACTCGGCGATCTTGCGCTCCTGCTCGTCAGTTAACAGGTCGCTGATGTCTTGCTGATTGAGCAAGGCATCGGCGTGTTCACTGAGGTCAGCAATCAAGCGACTTTCAGTGAGCTGCACACCCGCGCTGGAGCGGTAATTGGGGAGGGCTACTACCATGAGGATGGTTATCTTTGTTTGTGCGGACGTTGTCGTCCGGGTTGTTACATCGGAAGGCTGAGGCTGAACGTATGAGCGCGTGGGCCAAGAGGGATCACGGTGAAGCCGTCGTTGCCGGGGAAGCTGACAACCATCAGGTGCGCTTCGTTAAACTGCGAGGTGGGGTAGCCATCCTCAGCAATCAAAGCCGTCAGCGTACCCGTGACCGGGCCATCAGGGAGCGTAAAGCGGCAGTCTTCACCAAGCTGAGGAACGTGACCTGACATCAAATCGGCAAAGATCTGCTCCTCGTTTTCAGCACTCGTGTTGATGTTCGGGAACTTGATGACCTCTGCCATGGCGCGGCTCCTTAACGGGGTGGAAGACGGGATTGTCCCCAACCAGTCCACTCAGGAGTATCCGCGATGCTGTGTATGCTGGCGTCCTTCTTGGCGATCTTTTTGGTCAAGCTGTCTCCAGCCGTCTTCGCCATTTCCTCAAGGCTGGGCTGGTCGTACTCAATGTCCTCAAAAGGACTGACAAACTGTCGGCTGAGCTGATCGATGGCGATGACCATGGCATCAACTTGGTCGTCATGCTTGCCGTCTGGGAACTGCGTGCATTCCTCAACGAAGTCATCAAGCCACGGGGCTTGGGCCGGGAGGAACACGCGGCCACCCTCAATGAAGGGAGCAATGGAGCTGGCGCGGGTGACCTTGTCGGCCCTGCCGTTTTTGTAGGGCAGGACGTTGAGCGGCGTCTCCCGGCGCAGCTCTTGGAGGAGAGTGGCACCCGAAGCGGCTGCACCCGCCTCGATGTAAATGCCACGCAGACCACGGCCACGCCAGACGGAGTTGAGGTTGATTAGACGACGCTTGAAGTCAGGCATTTCGGCGCGCATTCGGATTACGTCCAAGATGTACATGTCGCCCGTGTGCGTCAGGCCCGTGATGACAGCCACCGAGTAGTCAGAGCGGCTGGTCTTGGTGTACGCCGTGTCAACCCCAATGATGATGCTAGACCACTCCTTGGGCATGCTGTGCTCGTCGTAGGTCTGCCACCAGTCGGTGCGGAATAAGTTACCGCCCTTGACGAACGGCATCTGCTGGTAAAGAGCCGCGAAGTCGCGAGGGTTCTGTCGCTCAAAACGCTTGAGCGTCTTGACGTCAAAGCGTTCGGGCCAAAGGGCCACCTCCTGCTCAATGGGAAAGGTGGTGTCCTTGGGGTCGCACTTCTTCTGAGGCACGCGCTCTGGGTGATCTACAGGCAGAAGCCAGCGCTTCTTCTGAATGGTCTCAGTGCGGATGGCTGGCAGGTTGATATGGTGCCAAAGGCCATCCTGCCAGTCGTAACTCTGCATGATGCGCCCAGCCAGATCGTCAGGATGC